CAGTATTACCAGTAATACCCGTATTACCAGTTGGTCCAGTAGGACCTGTAGCACCAGTATTACCAGTAATACCCGTATTACCAGTTGGTCCAGTAGGACCAGTGGCTCCAGTGGCTCCAGTATTTCCTGTTGATCCTGTATTACCTTGGATTCCTTGTGGCACTGTAAAATCAAAGGTTGCTGCACTTGAACTGCCACTATTTGTTACCGTTGCAGCCGTTCCTGCGGCTCCTGTGGTTGTTGTTCCGGCAGCGATAGTAGCCGCTGATCCTGTTGCACCAGTTGCGCCAGTAGCACCTGTTGGTCCTGTAGGTCCAGTAGGACCTGTAGCACCAGTATTACCAGTAATACCTTGAACACCTTGTGGACCAGTTGGACCAGCAGTTCCTGTTGGTCCCGTACCTCCTGTAGCACCTTGCGGTCCTTGGTCTGCAGCAAAGGTTACTGATACCTGTGGAGTGATAGATTCAATAACAATTATTGTCTCACTCATACAGTAACTCCTGCCGTTACAATAAACTTACCTTCTAAATATCTTGTTACTACAGATCCCGAATCGGTAATCAAGTCATAAACATAACGACTTGGTACAAAAGTTGTTGTGGTTGCCGAATTGATAGTTACCGTAATTCGACCATTAAGTGCATCAAATACCATTCTACCGTTATCAGTTGATGCAACAACGGTAATGGTAGTAGATCCAGTAAAGGGTCTAACTGTCATAGTACCGCTATAGCCAGTTAGGTTTAATGGTGTTGAATCATTTTTAATAACAAATTGAAAGTTAAATGTGGCTGCTTGTTCGCAGATTAGATTAAATTTAGCACTCAAGTTGAGACTGCTCTGAGAGCTTGCGCTGCAGGTAATTGGCTAGTACTAGCGATGAGGTTGCATACGCCATTAAAGTCAAGACGGTTAGTGCTAGTCGTGCCTGCAATCGCATTTAATACTCCAACCGTGTCCGTTAAAGATGTTGTTACCGAACGCTGGACTGCCCACTGTCTTGCTGCCAAGGCTTGCCCAACCATTTTGGATGAGGCTCGATAAGTGCCACCATTGGCTAGGCGATTTAGTTCATCATTAAGCGTTGTGCCTGCTACTCCTAGTGCCACCTACGTACCTCACTTCTTCTTAGATTTTTTAACTGCTGCGTTATCTACTAAATTTGGATAAGGACGACCTGCTGCTTTAGCCCTTGCCTTTGCTGCAGTTTTCTGCGCTGGCGTTAACTTCTTAGAAGTTTTGTTAGGATTTGGTTTATCCCAGAATGCTACTTTTTTCATTTTTTCCCCTTATTGCGTTTAGATATTGCTGCAGCCTTACTCTTGGCATCAGCCTTAGATGATGCACCCCAAGCCTGTAGGCTTAGCAATAGACGGGTTGGCTCACCGTTAGGCTTTCGTTCAGGTCCAGAAGCACCGCCCATACGTGCCAAGAAAGAGGCTCTACGGGGGTTGTCACCGCTTTTAACTGGTGCCTTGATGTTCTGCCCTACCGCCTTTAGAGAAGCCCTGCCAGCGGCATTGAGACCGCCTTTAGGGTTCTTTCCTTCTTTGCGTTGCCAAGCTGGAGTTTTCAATTACTTCTTCTTGCCCATCTTCTTCATAGCCGAATCCTTCATCATTTTGCCGTTTGGCATCATATGTGATCCAGACTTTTTGTCCTTTTTGTCCTTTGACATCTTTGCAGCCATTGGCTTACCTTTAGCATCCTTGTACATCATTTTGTAATCTTTCCCATTGCTCCGGTTTGAATTGATTCATAAGTACAATATTTCATTGCTGATTCATACTGATTATCAGGTGTTGGATATTTAGCAATTTCTTGCTCCATTTCCATTTGCATTGGATAGTCCATTTTTACTCCTTAGTTTTTGAATGCCATTTTAATTCCATCAAAGGCTTTACCGCCCTCATTGGAAAGTTTTACTGCTGCATCTATATCAACCTGCTTGGTAGAGCGTGGCTCTATACCTTGCTTAGTTGCAGCCCAGTAGTCATTTAATTCTTTGTTGTCGGCTTTTACTTTAGTCTGGTCGTATCCATTTTTACTTGGTGTTACTCCCATAAACATTGGTATATTGGATTTCATACACTCTCCATAAGAGGTGTGATCCTTAGTTCTACAAGATGATGTACAGTTCATACTTCGGTTATCCAAGTTCCATATCCAGCCGTAGTAAGTACTCCCGCTTGATATTCGCTAATCTCATATTCGTGTCCACCAAGAAAATAGTAACTTGCTTCTGCTAACTCATCTTGAGATGGAGTCTGGGTTGATCTGACTGTGGTGCCATTGACTATAAGAGTTTGTCCTCTTGGTATATCTGTAAGACTAGGAGCAATGCTACCGTTACTGGTACCACCATTTAGACGACGACCAGCAAGACGAGCATAGGTAGTAAAGGAAGGATATGCTCCCCAAGTCTGCCACTCATACGGTGTTGTCAATGTGTATGTCATAGTCATTCCTTTCTTAAGTGATGAAGGGAGGGTTTCCCCTCCCCCCACCGAGCAGTACGGAAATTATCCGTTTGTTGAAGCAGACTCTATACGGAAGAGTGCAGCCTCACGAAGGCGTGCAAAGCCTCCGAAGTAATACCAACCGATTGTGCGGAAACGACGGAGTGCATCAATCTCTGGACCAATAACGGTTGAGATGTCTGCAGCCTGTGCTTCGGCTAATGCTTCACGACCGGCAATGATTGCGCGGTAGTTGTTGGTAAATGTAACGGTACCTGTTGTAGCAGCAGTTGAAACCGTGCTTGAACCAATTACAACTGTGAAAGTTGTGGTTGATGGTACAGATGCGATTGTTGCAGCACCAGTTACGGCAGTAAACGGAGCTACTGTACTGGTGAATGTAACAACCTGTCCAACTCCCAAACCGTGTGCAACTGCTGTAGTTACTGTAACAGTACCCGATGCGATTGCTAGGTTAGTGATTGAAACCGATGGAGTGATACCAGCAGCCAAGTTTAAGCCATTAAGAACACGAGGTGTCTCAACTACAAAAGCACCTTCAATTACGCCTACTGCGCCAGCCACGAATGGGGTGCGGTCTACGTACTTAGAAAGTTCTTGGAATCCACCTGTGCCAGTTTCAGCGCGAAGATCGGCTGACTGACGTGGGTGTAGGTATGCAGCATATAGTTCGCCCATACGAGGCAAAGCCTTGTTTGTACGAAGTGATACAACGGCATTACGGATATCCGCAACTGTCATTGTGTCTACTGGAAGAACGGCATTAGATGCTGTTGGTGTTGTTCCCGAAGGACCATTTGAATAGATAACGTTTGTGCCAGTAGATAGAACCTGACCAACTACGTTATCAATGCTGTCTGCAGCGTTGTAGGCGATAACATCAGCAAGTGCTGAGTCAACGTCATTGAAAGAAGTTAAGTTCAACTTCTTGGTTGTGGTTACGGCTGAGCCGTACTCATTTAGTGTCACAGAAACCTGTGAAGGGTTTCCGAGTGCAATGCTGGATACGTCAGATGTCTCTGTCAAAGTAGATGTAGCTTGTGCTAGATCTGAATAAATCGAGAAAACAACTGATGCTCCAGGCATAGCCTGTTGTACTGGTTTGACATCAGCAAGTGAGCGCATAACAGGGATTGAACGCAACGCCATACGGACGTATTGATCATAAGCTGTTTGCACCAAAGCGCTGATGGCAGATGTTCCGGTTAAGGAACCTCCTGGAATTGCCATTAGGTTTAGCCTTTCTTATAGGGTTGGATTAGAGTCCAGACTGCCTAATCAAGTCATCCAGTTCTTCTTTGCTGTTTGTATTAAGAAGTTTTGTCATTAGGTCTGCGTTATGATCTAGCGAAGCGCTAGTATCTGCAGTGTTTGTCATCTTCTTATATGCAGCAATATCGGCTGGATCTACATTAGGTGTTGCCTGGTTGCTTGGTTCAAAGCCAAATACATCGGCATAATCTTCAAGCCATTTAGATACAGACTCTTCGGACGAATCTATATCCTGCGGAATAAAAGAAGCAATTTTGCTATTTATTCCTCGACGTTCAAGGGCATCCTTGATAGTTCTTTCGCGTTGCGACTTGTTCAAAGACTCAAACTGTGAACGGAGTTCGTTTAGTTCTTTATCTTTTTGCTTTGACGCTTTACGCAGTTGCTTCACAAGGTCATTGCCAGACGGTTCTGTTGTCAGATCGTCATCTTCATCCTCGTAGTCGTAATTGGACATAGGTCCTTCTCCCTTATCAGTTGTTTGATTTTCGCTAGCCTCATAGCCAAATGGGGATTTGGTATGGCTCTAACTCCTGGTCTTGATGTCGCTCTACTAGGCCAGTGGTTCTAGTAGCAGGCTTGTTTTAGTACGATCCAGCTTTATCGCGCGCTAGCGCTCCGCTTGTTAGTCCACTTTGTCCGCCAAATGCGGCAGTTTCTAGACCAGTAATTTTCTTGCGCTTACTCGCTGCTTCTGTAGATCCAGGAACATTAAACACTTCTTGTTCGGCAGTTGACTGGGTGTACGGATCTTGTCCGTAGATGGATGAAAGTTGTGAACCACGTTGTAATCCACCAGCAATAGCTGAATATCCTTGCTGCGCTTGTGCCTTATCTACGCCGTAACTTTCTAAGTAAGCAGCGTCAGAAACGTTAGTCTTTAATCCAGATGCCACTGCAGCGCCACCAATTTCTGCGGCACTTACTTTGCGCTTAATGTTTGCAATAGCATTTTTAGGATCAAGAGTGTAAGCCAATATATCACCGTTAGAAATGTCTGGATAAAATGACTTTAGCGCTGCCAAAACTTCTGGATTAGATTTAGTCACACGGTTCTGTGCCGTTTGTATACGATCCTCAAGTTCTACTGGACTTATGTCGCTTTCTAAAAACTTTTGAAATCCAACTTGAGTTTTTATTCCGCTTGCTGCATCTGTTGACTCTTCATAATATGAAGCAGGTAATCCATACTGACGCATTACATTTTGGTATTGATCTTCAAGTCCAATATATTCAGCTTCGCTGATTGCCGCTAGTCCGCTAGATATACGCTTTGCGTTGGCAGCAAATCTAATTTTATAAGGTTTAGTTTCCCTAAGAGCCAAAGTTAATTCTGACTCACCAGCTCCGCTAGTAACAAGATATCTTACTTCATCAACTAAAGAACCAAGACCAAACTGATTAAATCTAGATTTTAATAAGTCAAAGGCTGATTGTCCAAATCTTTCTTTGTCTCTGGCATCTTTATCTATTTCTCGTTGCAGCGCTAGCGCAGCAGCGGCAGCAGCAGCAGCAGCAGCAGCGGCAGCAGC